CTTCAGCGCCCGTGCCCGCGCCCCCTTGAAATACTTTTCAACAGCCTCTAGGCGCGCTTCGTTGTTGGTGAAATATTGGGTGCGCTGCGATGCGCCATATCCCTTGCCTGCGCGCAGCGCTCTCGGGTAGAACGCGAAGTAGGTGCCCGGTTCGCGCTTCCACTGGAGGCCCCTGTAACCCTCTTCGATGGCTTCAAACGTGACGCGGGAAAACAGCACCTGCGCGCCAATGCGCCGCCCTTGCTTGTCAGTCACGCCAAAATCGGCGGTTTCGCGCCCTTGTTCGATTTCTTCAACTTGCTTGCAGTAGGTCATGCGTGTTTCCGTTCGTGTTTCGTGTTGCGATGACGAATAGTCTCACGTTACGCGTAACGGACGCAAGGGGTCAGCCGACGAACGGTAGTAGTGGGCGTTACGCGTAACTGTGCTATGATTCGTCCATCACAACGCAACCGGAACACGAAATGACCGAAGCCCAAACCCAAGCCGTGCAAACCCTGCAAGCCGCAGGCTACCAATGCGAAGCCGACGCCAACCCGGTTGCCGTCATCGTGCAAGACCCGGTGTCCTGCCAAAGCGGCGCCCGCACTTGGGTAGAGCAAAAGGCCCGCACGGTGTACCTGTGGGAAGTGGCTAGCTTTCTGAACACCCGCAGCTAACATGACCAAGCCTTTTCTTGTCAACGTCGAATGGCTGGACTACGCGCACGGCAGTGCAGCCGAAGAGGGCCAGCCCCTTGCGGTGGACCTTATGGCCCTAGCGGAAGGTGCCACGGTGCGCGCGGGGTCCGTGCCCATCCCTGTGGACCGCTTTGACCTTGTGCGCGAAATCGTCAGCGTGGCCGAGCTTTACACCAGCGATAGCGCCGTGCAGGATGACGACCGCATGTGGTTTCGCATGTACCCGGCAAAGCTCATTGCGCGCGCCCGCGTATGGCTTGCGCTGCACCAACCTACCGCCCCCGTCCCCATGACCAACGCGCAGCGCCAAGCCGCCTTCCGCGTCAGGCAAGCCATGCTCAAGGGCGCCTGCGAAGTGCGCGGCATTTGGCTAGAACCCCGCCTGCACGAACAGCTAAAGGCGTACGCGGCCAAACTTGCCAAGCAAGCACCCGCCGCCTAGACTGCACGCGCACCCCGCACCCGCGCTTCGCTACCCACTACCCGCAAGGCCCGCCAATCGGCGGGCTTTGTCGTTTCACAAGCAAGCTTGTTTGACGTGCAGCCCGTGCACGCTGCATGCTCGCGGCCATGGCACGGCCCCCCGGCAGCACACAGCCGCCGACCCTGCCCGTACAGCAGGGGCGTAAACCCCGGGGCCCAAATCAGGACAACCTAGATTTAGTGCAGATGGGCATGGAAGCCCTGCGCCGCGCGGGTGGCGTGGATTTCCTAGAGGAACAAGCGCGCAAGCGCCCGAAAGACTTTCTAGCCTTCCTGTGCCGCCTGGCGCCGCTGCAAATCCGCGCGGACATCGCCAACCTTGAAGTAGTGGTGCACGCACTGGCTGTGAACCCGCAGCCAACCCCGGGCGTTTTGTCATCCCCCATCGCTGGCAACGTGGTTGCCTTCGTGCGCGCCAATGCGCCCGAAGCCGCCCGCTACGCGCAGCGCCAGCTACTGGAAGACGATGGCACGCCGAATCATTGAGGTAGATGGCGGCTTTTCCCCGCGCACCTATCAACTGCCCTACATGCTTGCCATGGACGGCGGCTGTAAGTTTGCCGTGTGGGTTTGCCATCGGCGTGCGGGCAAGGACCGCACCGCGCTGGCCCAAGCCGCGCGCATGGCAATGCAACGCGTGGGCCTGTATTGGCATTGCCTGCCCACCTTGAAGCAAGCCCGCCGCGTGGTGTGGGACGGCATCACGCATGACGGGCGCAACCTTATCAAAGCCACGTTCCCGCGCGAAATCGTCAAGAAGGTAAACGAAGACGAAATGAAATTAACCCTAGTGAATGATTCCATCATTCAACTAGTGGGCGCGGATAACTTCGATAGCCTGGTCGGGGCCAACCCGGTGTCCGTGGTGTTCTCCGAATGGTCCCTGACCGACCCGCGCGCCTATGACTTCGTGCGCCCCATCTTGCGGGAAAACAAAGGGTCCGTTGCTTTCATCTACACCCCGCGCGGCTACAACCACGGCTGGACGATTTTGCAAACCGCAAAGAAAGTGCCGGGCGCTTTCGTCGCGGTCATGTCCATTGAGGATACGGGCGTGCTCACTGCCGAAGACATGGCAATGGAACGCGCGTTGGGCATGCCTGAAGACTTGATCCAGCAAGAGTACTACGTCGATTTTTCAACCGCCAACGTGGGCGCCATCGTGGGCAAGTGGATTGCCACAGCGGAGCGTGAAGGGCGCGTGAACGAAGACGCCAACTTGTCCGCTGGTTCTCGCATCATCGTGTCTTCCGACATCGGCTACAGGGACACCGCTTCGTGGTGGTGGTGGCAATTGAAGTTGGGCGGCTTCGATTTGATCCACTACGAAGAAGGCAGCGGCCTGGACGCACAGGATTGGATACAGCGGCTAAAGGAAGTGGGCTTGCCAATCGACAAGCTGTATTTGCCGCATGACGCCAAGGCCAAAACCATGGCTTCCCGCCATACGGTTATCGAACAAATGGCGCTGGCCTTTGATTGCGAAATCGTGCCGCAAGCGCGCATCCAAGACCGGATCAACGCGGCGCGCATGGTGCTGCCGCGCTGCACGTTCCACGTCGAGCGGTGCGCCCGTGGCCTGGAAGCCCTGCGCGCTTGGTCATTCCGCTTTGACGATGAACGCAAGATGTTTTCCCGCGAACCTGAACACAACTGGGCTAGCCACGGATCGGACGCGTTCAGCTACGGCGCCCAAGTGGTGCAAGAAGTTATCGCGCCCGCCGACGAACGTCCGCCCATGCTCAACCTAGGGCCCGCGTCCTACGCCTTCAACCTAGACGATTTGCACGCCGACCGCCAGCGCAAGCGCCGCGCTTCGCGTTGGTAAAGGGGAATGCCGCCATGGCCGAATACCTAGCCCCCGACAAAACCGATGACGCGCGCGCCACGGACGACGAAGACAAGCCCGAAAAAAGCGGGGCGCAGGAACGAACCGTGCGCCTGGCGGCCAAGTGGACGCAAGAGCTAGCGGCTAGCAAAAAGTGGATGCAGAAATTCGGCGAACGCGCGCGCCGCTGCGAACGCGCCTACATTGACGAAGGCGACGGCGGCGCCGCGCTGGGCAGTGCGAGCGGCAACCGCTCGCGCGTCAACTTGTTTTGGTCAAACGTGGAAGTCACCTTGGCCGCGATCTATGGCCGCTTGCCCAAGGCAACAGTAGATCGCCGCTTCAAGGACCCGGCTGATGATGTCGCGCGCGTGGCGGCAATGATGCTGGAGCGCATCTTGAACGCGGACATAGAACGCGAATACGACGATACGTCCGCCGCCATGCGGGACGCTGTGCAGGACCGCTTCGTGTCGGGCCTGGGCCAGTGCTGGTGCCGCTATGACGTGGAAATAGAAGACTACGAAGCCCCGCAGCTAGACGTCTTCGGCCAGCCCACGGGCGCCACTGCGCCCGCGCAGCGCATCGTGGACGAAGACGCACTAACGGACTATGTCTATTGGGAAGACTTCCGTTATTCCCCGTGCCGCCGCTGGCGTGAATGCCGCTGGGTAGCACGCGCGGTGCTGATGAATGAAAAGCGGCTGCGCAATCGCTTCAAGCTGACCGACGCGCAAGTAGCCATGGTCCCCATGCACACGCGTAACCCCAACGGCGGCGGCAATGATGACGTGCTGAAGGCCACGCCTTTCAAACAAGCACGCGTGTGGGAGATTTGGGACCGCGAAACATTCCAAGTCATTTGGTATGCCGAGGGATGCAGTTACGTCCTAGACGTGCAAGCGGACATCCTGGGGCTAGATGACTTCTTCCCCTGCCCGCAACCCATCGTAGCCACCACGCTAACGCGCGCCTTCCTGCCAAAGCCTGACTACATCATGGCGCAAGACTTGTACGACGAACTAGACGAAGTCAACAGCCGCATGGCGGGGCTAGAGCGTGCTGTCAAAGCCGTGGGGGTGCGCGACAAGAATGCCAAGGGGCTAGAACGCATGCTGCAAGAGGGCTGCGAAAACGAAATGTTGCCGGTGGAAAATTGGAGTGCCTTCGTGGAAAAAGGCGGGCTGCGCGGCTCAACCGATTGGATGCCCATTGACCAATTCGTCAACGCCATCTCCCAACTCAACCAGCGCAAGCAACAGCTACAGCACGACCTGTACGACCTGCTAGGGATTTCGGACATCATGCGCGGCTCTAGCGTTGCCAGCGAAACCGCGACGGCCCAGCAACTGAAAGTTGCCTATGGAGGCGCCCGCCTGGGCAAGCTGCAAAACGATGTCGCGCGCTTCGTGTCGGACATCATGCGCATACGGGCAAACATCGTCACCAACCATTTCCAGCCCGAAACCATCAAGCGCCGCAGCCTGGTAGCCCGCACACCGGACGCAGCGCTAGCGGACCCGGCTTGCGCGTTGCTCAAACAAGAAGGCTTGGCGGAACACGCGATCAAGGTGGACGCGGACGCACTGGCCGCGCCCGATTGGGAAATGGAAAAGCGGGTGCGCACGGAATTTATGGGCGCGGTGTCCAACTACATCATGGCCGCTGCCCCCATGGCCGCGCAGAACCCGACAGCGGGTGTATTCCTGATGAAACTTTTGCAGTGGGGTACCGCTGGCTTCAAGGGCGCCGCTTCCATTGAAGGCGTGATAGATCAAGCCGTAGCGCAAATGGAGCAACAAGCCAACAAGCCCCCGGCGCCGCCGCAGCCGACCCCGGAGGATCAAAAGAACCTGGCGACGGCGGAAAAGAACAAGGCGGACGCTGTGAAGACGGGCGAAGAAGCGAAAGCCCTGAACCTGCAAAACCGCGCGGTGGCGTCCGTGGTGCCGGAACTGGCACCCCCGGGCCCGCGTCCCGCTGGCGGCATGCCGGGGTTTCCGCACGGCATGCCGCCGGGGGCGAACCCGCTGCCGCTCGCGCCCATGCAACCCCCGGTGCAATAGGCCATGGCCGATCCCCTCGCCATCGCCCAAGCCCGCGCCAACGTGCGCGCGGCACGGCACGCCTTGTATGCGCTGGCCCAGCAGCGCCGGGACTTGCTGCTACGCGACCGCGACGTAGGTGCCTTGCTGGCGGGCATCGTTGCTGCGCGCGCGGCGCTGCGCGCAGCACACCACAGCTTGCACGATGCACGCACAGCCTAGCTTGTTGTTTCCCGTGGAACGCTATGCCCACCTATAGCTATCGCTGCGCGACCTGTGACGGGGCACGGGATGTCTTCCAAGGCATCCGCGCGTATTCGCTTGCACCGGACGTGCCGCAGTGCTGCGGCCAAGCGATGGCACGCCATCTTGTGCCTGGTAGCGCCCCGGTGTTTGTGGGAGAGGCCCACTATGCGGGCATGCGCGCCAGCGATGGCACCGACATTTCAAGCCGGGCGAAACACCGCGCGTATATGCGCGAACACAACCTAACAACAATGGATGACTTTAACGGGCAGTGGCAACGGCAAGCGCGAGAAAGACAAGAACGCCTGCAAGGCGACGACACAACGCGCAGGGCCGACATAGCCGCAGCCGTCGAGCAATTGCAAGCGCGGGGCAAATAGGACACACACCATGGCAACGGAAAACCCCGCCCCCCTGCCCAGCGATGACGCGCCCCCGGCGCCGGAACCGTCGCTGCGCGATACGCTAGAACAAGCCTTTGACGATGCGCACGACAGCGCCGCCGCGCCCGCCGATGCGCCCGCGCCTGCCGCGCCGCTGGACGCGGACGGCAACGCGCCAAGCCGCGACGATAGGGGCCGTTTTGCGCCCAAGGCGGGCGCTGCCCCGGCTGAACCAGCCGCACCCGTGCTGGACGCGCAGCGCCCCGCCGCGCCCGCGCAGCCTGGCACGCCGATGCCGCCCGCGCCAACACCCGAACTGCGCCCCCCGGTTAGCTGGAAGCCGCAGGCGCGCGAAAAGTGGGCCACGGTGGATGCGGAAATCAAAGCCGAAGTGGTGCGCCGCGAAGCCGAACACCAGCACACCTTGCAGCAATCGGCGCAAGCGCGCCAGTTTCAGGACGCCTTTGAACGCGTGGTGCGCCCGTACGAAGTATTCATCCGCGCGGAGAATTCGACACCGCTGGACGCGGTGGACAATTTGATGCGCATGGCGGCGGTTATGCGCACTGGTTCGCCATCGGACAAAGTCAACGTGGTGGCAAACATCATTCGGCAGTGGTCGATTGATCTGCCTATGTTGGATGGCGTCATGGCCGCGCACGTCAGCGGCCAGCCCGCGCCGCAGTTTGCCCAACAGCAAGCCTTCCGCGATCCGCGTCTAGACCAACTGCTAGCCGCGCAGCACCAGCAATTGCAGCAAGCGCAGCGCGACACGGAAGCGGGCTTGACCCACGATATCGCCACGTTTGAAGCCAACCCAAAAAACGAATTCTTCCATGACGTGCGCCCCGTCATGGCGGACCTGATTCACGTTGCGGCGATGCGCGGCCAAGCCATGACGCTAGACGATGCCTACGCGAAGGCTTGCCAACTTGACGATAACGTGTCTAAGATACTTGCGCAGCGTGCAAGCGCCCGCCAAGCGGGCACGAACACCAATGCGGCCCTTCGCGCACGGCGCGCGGCGGCAAGCGTTCGCGGCGACACGACCCTAAGCGATGGGGCCACGGTGCCGAGGGACGAATCCGTACGCGCAAGCCTAGAAGCCGCCTTTGAAGAATCGGAACGGCGCACCCGCTAGTTACCGACCATCTTCCCCAAACGTGCTAACACGACCAGCGCACAGGGAACCCCGCTAGGGGCCATCCATGGAAACGGTCCGGTGTCTTTTCACTGGAGTTTCGCCATGGCTTTTGCCAACCCATCGGTTAGCGACATTGTCGCAACCACGATTGAAAACCGTTCGCGCAAACTCGCGGACAACACCACGAAGAACAACGCACTACTGCGGCGCCTAGAGCAACGCGGCAACGTGCGCACAGTCTCGGGTGGTTCCATCATCCTCGAAGAAATCATGTTTGCGGAAAACGCGAACGCGGGCTGGTACTCGGGTTATGACCTGTTGCCCGTGGCCGCACAGGACATGATTTCAGCGGCGCAATTCGACTTGAAGCAAGCGGCTTGCCCCGTGGTGTGGTCCGGCCTGGACATGCTGCGCAACGCTGGCAAAGAACAAATGATTGATCTTCTAGAAGGTCGGATCAAGGCCAGCGAAGCAACCATGATGAACCTGATTGCGCAGGGCATCTATTCGGATGGCCTGGGCGCAGGCGGCAAGCAAATTATCGGGCTGCAAGCAGCGGTGCCGGTGTCGGGCTTGACCGGGGTCTATGGCGGCATTGACCGGGGCACCTGGGCATTCTGGCGCCCGCAGTCGTCCACTGCCGCCGCAGCGTTGACCCCTGCAACCGTGCAAGCGGAATTCAACAACAAATGGGCATCGCTTGTTCGCGGATCGGATCGGCCCGACTTGATCGTAGTGGACAACTTTATGTGGGGCATCTACGTCGCATCGCTGCAAGCGCTGCAACGCTTCACCAACCCCGACACCGCAAAGCTAGGGTTCCCGTCGCTGCTCTACATGGATGCCGATATCGTGCTAGACGGCGGGATAGGTGGCTACGCGGTGGCGAAGACTGCGTATTTCCTGAACACCAAGTATTTGCATTGGCGTCCGCATGCGGAACGCAACATGGTGCCGCTGAACCCCACCAAGCGTTACGCCATCAACCAAGACGCGGAAGTGCAAATCCTCGCGTTCGCGGGCGCGCTGACGTGCTCGGGGCAGATGTTCCAAGGGCGCTTGACCAGCCCGTAACCCATTGGCCGCAGCGCGGGCCACAAGCCCGCGCCTTAGCCGTTGCCTTGCGGGGCCCGCAAAGCCCCGCCTTTTTGGGAGTTGCTACTTATGGCCATCACTTCCCCCAAGCCGCGCGAGGAACCGCTCCCGACCGAAGCGCCCACCCCCCCGCCGTCCCCTGCACCCGCGCCCACGCAAGCGCCTGTGGTGCCCCCTGCGGGCGGCTATCCGCTAGGCGAAGGGTCCGAACCCAACCCGGGCGATCCCGCGCACGAAAACCCGCTGGAGCATTTGAAAGACGTTAAGTAACCCAAGCACAGGAGGGCCTAACCATGGCTGTAACTTTTGGCAGCGCTGTGTCAGTCAACGCACCCGCTGTCTATGACGCAACGCTAGCGCCAACCACTGGCGCGGCCACGTCAGGCATTGGCCTAAAGGGCGCGGACGGTGCCGCTGTGCCTGGTGCCATGGCGCTTGGCAACCCTGTTGCCGTGGTCCTGAAATTCGACACCGACGCAAGCACGGCTACACCATGATGACTTACCCCGCAACGGCGCTGGCAGGCGTTCCCGACCCCGACGATTTCAAAGCGGGCGCGGGTGACGACAAACTGTTAGTAATTTTCTATCGGGACATCCTGCAAGACGAAGGCAAGACCCTGGAAGCAGGGCGCCCCATCTACCGGGACACGGACTATGTGCGCGTACACATTCCGGGCGATCCAACGAACGTGGTTGTGCGCCCGGCCATGGACATGGACAAAAAGCGCTTCGCGCTGCAATGGGCGCGCTACCAACAGGGCTTGAAAGAGGAAGACCAAATCACGGGCACCCCGCTGCGGGAATGGCCCATGGTGGGCCGTGCCCAAGTAGAGGAATTGCGCTACTTCCAAATCCACACGGTGGAGCACCTGGCGGACGTAAACGATGCCGTAAAAATCAAAGTGCCGGGCCTGAACAAGCTATCGCAGCAAGCGAAAATCTGGCTAGAGAAAGCCAGCCACACGGCGCAAGCGGCGATGCATCAACAAGTCATCGACCGACAGGCGAATGATATTGAAGTGCTCAAGCGCACGGTAAAGCAGCTAGTGGACGAGAAAGACAAGCTAGCGGAACAAGCGGGCGTGTCCGCGTGAAGGGCGCAAGGTGGCTAACTTCAACCGGCAGCTAACGGGCAATGACATCGTGCGCGCGGTGTGCGCGCAAATGGGCTTGCCCATGCCGATCAGTGCCACGGGAGAGCCAAACAACCGCACCGCCGCGCAAATGTGGGCGCTGTTGAATTCCGAAGGGATACGGCTACTCAAGCCCGCCAGCGGCTACCGCTGGCAAGTGCTCAACCGCACTTGGAACCTAACCACGGTGCCGGGCCAAGCAGCCTACGATTTGCCAGACGATTGGGATTCATTCATTGACCAAACCGGCTGGAGCAAATCCATGGCGCAACCCATGGGCCCGCTTTCGCCGCAAGGCTGGGCGGTGCTGTCGGCGCACATGCTGTCTACAACGCTGGCGGTGTACTACCGCATGCGCGGGGGCAAGTTTGAACTCTTCAACGTGCCCGACACGGCGCAAGATTTGTTCATTGACTACACGTCCCGCGCGTGGGTACAAGCCAGCGGCACAGCCGGTGCCTTCAAGGATCATTTAACCGAAGACAGCGACCTGTGTTTGTATGACGCGGAGTTGATCTGCGCAGCGCTCAAGTTGCGGTGGCTGACGGAAAAGGGCTTTGACACTTCGGTGGCGCAAAACGCCTTTGACTTGCTGCTGGAACTCGCCATCAACACCGACACGGAAGCGCCCGTGATTTCCGCCGATGGCGGCGGCTCGCGCGGCGCGCGCGGCCATGGCAGCTATGTAGCCCTTGGGGATGGCCTGGCGGGGCCTATTGGCGTTGCTTGAGGCCATGCGCACGTCATCCCTGTCCAAGCCCATGCGCAAGCCGCAAGGGAAAAGCCACGTCATCCAGACCAAGGCGCCGCCCGTGGGCGGGCTGGACTCTATCAACCCGCTGGCGTTGATGCCCGAAACAAACGCGGTGGAACTGGATAACTTTATCAGCGCGGACAACGGGCTAGCGGTGCGTGAAGGATGGTACGAATACGTTATTGGCCTAGGCGCCCCGGTGCGAACGGTCATGAGCTACGAAGACGCACCCGCGAACGCCATGATTTCGCCCGCGTCCGAAAGCGAACTGTTCGCCGCAACCGATGAAGGGATATGGCTGATTGAAGGCGGCGGCGGCGATATGTCGGCGGAACCGTTCGATATTGCGCTAACGGGCCAAGCCTTCGCGGGCTGCTTGAACTGCACGCAATACACCACGAACGGCGGAAACTTCCTCATCGCGTGCAGCGAAACGGACGGGGCTTTTCTGTATGACGGCGCCGCCTGGTTGAAATACACCGAAGACGTAACCCCGGGCCCCGGTGTTGTGCAAGGCGCCGACCCCACACGCTGGGTTCAAGTGGTGGCGTTCAAGCACCGGCTAGGCTTCGTGCAGCGGGAATCAACCGTGGCGTGGTTCCTGCCGCTGGACAGCGTAGGGGGCGAAGCGAAAAAGTTTGACTTCGGCCCGGTGTTCCAAAACGGCGGCGGCTTGCTAGCCATGGTCAATTGGACGCAGGACGCGGGCCTAGGCATTGATGACAGGCTGTGCGTGCTCAGCACTGCGGGCGATCTAGCCGTCTATCAGGGCACCGACCCCACCGACGCGACAGCCTTTGCGCTGGTGGGCGTGTGGTTCATTGGACAGCCTCCGGTGGGCCGTAGGTGCTTCACCACGTCAGGCGGGAACGTCTATGTGCTGACGGAACAAGGCTTGGTGCCCATTAGCCAAATTGTCAGCGGCGGACTAGACAACCTGTTGACGGCAGGCACGGACATGCTGCAAAAGTTGCGGCTGTTGCAGGACCAACTGTCGCGCGATTTCGCGTCGTTGCTCTACACACCCGGGTGGGAGCTAATCAACGCACCCGCAAAATCAGTGTTCATTGTGAATCGCCCCCGCGTCACCAGCGGCAGCAAAACGATGTATGTCTTCAACCGCCATACAAACGCATGGGCGCGCTTGCTGGACATCCCAAGCGATACCGTGACGGTGCGGCTCAATGAAGTATTCGCGGGTACCAATGACGGACGCGTGTTGCGCATCCTTGACGGCTTCAGCGACAAGCGCGCGCTAGACGGCAGCGGCGGGCAGCACATACGTTCCCGCGTAACGCCTGCCTTCAGTTACTTCGGTGCGCCTGACGTGGTCAAGCAAGCGGAGATGTTGCGCGCTGTGTTCCTGTCGCGTGGTGCGATGAGCTACGAAGTGCGAATGAACGCGGATTATTTCATCGCGCCCGCCAGCCTGACGCCTATTGAACAAGAGCCAAGCGGGGCGCTGTGGGATCACGCGCAGTGGAACCATGCGCGCTGGGCCACGGCAATGACAAGTTTGTTTGAGTGGCGCGGCGTGGAAGGCTTGGGCTATGCGCTAGCGCCTACCTTGTTCGTTAGCTCGAAAGGGCGCACAGTCCTAACCGCCATTGAATACATGATGAAAGCCGGGGGCCCGTTGTGATTGAGTGCAGCGCGCGCGATGCCGTTTTTTCCTACTTCCATCAGGAATTGGGCTTGCGTTGGTCCGACGATTTCCGG